AAAAATCCTATTTCTAAATTTTGGGATGGTTTTAAATCATATATGTGGTGTTTATTAATAGATGATATAGCTTTTATGCATCCCAATAAGGCTCCAAATGGAGATTTATCGGTGATGGAAGTTATTCAAATTTGTAATAATATACCATATGTTGTTGATCAAGCTGCAATTGAAGATAAAGGAAAGACACCATTAAGGTGTAAATTTGTTATAGCTACAACAAATCAAAAGAATTTGAATGCCGATATTTATTTTAACTATCCTTTAGCTGTTCGCAGGAGATTACCTTTAGTTATTACTGTAACTCCAAAAGATGCGTATAAAACTGACTCTGGTTTTTTAGACACTTCTAATTTACCAAATGATGATATACCCGATTTTTGGAATTGGAAAGTAGAGCGTGTATCTGGTTTACAATGTGAGCATCAAGAATCCCGCACGCGTTATTCTGAAGTGCTTAAAACCGATAGTGTTTATGAGTTTCTTCAATTTTTCGGAAAGGAAGTTAAGGACTTTACATTGAAACAAGCTCAAGTAAAAAATAGTGTAAATCGCATGAAAAATTTAACAGTTTGTTCAAAATGTTATGGACTTAATTGTGCTTGTGATGCGAACTTGCAAAGTCAAGTTATTGAAGATGTATTAGTGCATGGAATAACATATATATATATGTTTTTCCTACAATATCTCTTTGCACCTTCCGTGAGCTTCTTATATTATTGGTTTGATAATTATATAACAACTTTTTTATATTATATAGTGTATAAATTAGGTTTTGGAAATTTTCAATCCACAACATTACTCTTTAGTAGAGTCGGTGCTCGCACTTGTAAATCTTGGTTGACAAGAAAACAAATTATTATTGCGACCTCAGTAACTGTTATAGCTTCAGCAGTATATAAAGCTTGGAAATATTATAAGCAAGTAAATGAAGTAGTAAACTTACAATCTTTTGAAATATTTTCTGATGATTTTGGAAAAAATGTATCAAAAGCTGAAGTAGGTGACTTATCTGAGGGTTCTAAACCCAAAGCTAAAGAGAATGAACGTAATAATGTTTGGTTTGATAAAAGTTTTGAGATAACACCAATGCAGTTAAATATCGGTACAAGTTCAGTCAATGGTATGGATATCAATCAATTTGCTTCATTAATAGCAAAAAATATCTTCAAAGTTGAGATTGAAGCTAATTCTAAAGTGCTTAAGACTCATATCCTGGGTTTAGTAGGTCAGACTTTTTTAATTAATACTCATGCTTATCAATTTGTGCAAGATATGTGTACTATTACAGTAACAACAGGGGTAAAGAATATTGGTATTCATAACACCATTACTCTAAATGTTCATAAAAAACAATTTCAGCTATATAACACTGATTTAAGTTATATTATTCTTGG